CAACAGACCTGAGTGGTACACAGAAAAAGGATGGGAAAGAAAAAGATTGCAATCAATGCATAGCAATCTTGGACCTGGCGATGTAATCTATTATGTTGGTGCAGAAGAAGGAGAGTTCGCTGCTCTATGTCAAATGTGGGGTGCTGAAGTAGTTGTATTTGAGCCAAACCCTAAAGTCTGGTCACACTTTCCAATTCTTTGGATTGCAAATAACTTAGAACTACCACTTGCTTGTATACCTGGGTTTGCATCTGATAAGATAAATGATCTTTCAAGAATATATCATAACGAATGGCCACCAGAAGTTAATGATGTAATTGAAGCAGCACATGGGTTTAAAGAACTATATCTTGAAGGAGAAACATATGGTCAGATTACTATAGATTCTTGCGTATATGATCACGGTATTAAACCTCCTACCGCCATTTCTTTAGATGTTGAGGGTAGCGAATGGAGGGTGCTAGGAGGGGCTGAGAAGGTCCTTAGAGAGCATAAGCCAAAGATTTGGTTATCTGGACACCCAGAATTTATGTTACAGCAATGGGATGAATCTTTATATAATCTTAGACAATGGATCAAAGGATTAGGATATACCGAAACAATCTTAGACTATCAGCATGAGGTGCATTTATATTATGAATCAAATTAATGCCTATCTATATTCTCATGATGGAAAAGATTATGCAAGTGACAAATGGGACTATGGATTAATAAAAGAAATATTTGATAAGTACGAAGTTAATCAAATAAAAGTTACAAGTATTCCAGAAGGTGAGAAAGCCTTTGTTGTAATACCTGGACCTCAAACTGCTGGGAATGAAGATACACTCTCTGATGAATTAAGTAAACTCTCTAGAGTTGTTTTATTTATTAATGGAGATGAGAATGCTAGATTTGATGTAAATAAAATAAATCACCCAAACATAGAGATATGGATTCAGTACCCACATAAAAAGCATTCACAATATAATAAGATGCCAATTGGTGTTCCACAACACTTAATGGATAATTCTCCAGAATATAAAGAAAAAGAATATGATGTGTATTTTGGTGGTCAGATTACTCATCAAAGAAGAGTAGAACTGTCTAAGGTTATGCCAAGACTAAATAACTCTTTGTATGGACCAACAGAAGGTTTTTCACAAGGAGACAAACCAAAAGATTATTATGCTAAACTTGCAAGTGCAAAGATTGCACCATGTCCATCTGGGGCAGCAGTAATAGATACATTTAGATTTTTTGAGTCAATAGAGTTGTTGACACTACCAGTAGCAGATACACTAGATCCAAAAGGAATACAAACAGATTTTTATAAGGACATGTTTGGAATTAATCTTCCATTTAAATATGTATCAAACTGGAATGAACTTAATAAGTTAGTTCCAGAACTATTAGATCGTTATCCAAATAATATGCATCAGGTTGTATGTTGGTGGATCAAACAAAAAAGAGATTTAGGCATTAAGATTATGAGGCAGATAAATGCATAAAAGAGATGTAACTATTATTCTTGCAACATCAATAATTCCTGGGCACCCAAGTACAGAAATGATAGATGAGACCATTAACTCTATTAGACATCATTTTCCTAATAATGAAATCATAATGCAGATTGATGGATTAAGAAGAGAACAGTTGCATCGCAAACAAGATTACGATGAATACAAAAATAGAATTTTATGGAAGTGTCTTCACGAATATAAAAATGTTTTGCCAATTATATTTGATAAGCATAGCCATCAAAGCACAATGCTAAAGCAAACAATTAATCTTATACAAACATCTTGTCTTCTTTATGTTGAGGGAGATGCTCCACTTACACCTGACTGTGATATTGATTGGGATAAGTGTTTAGATATGATTGAGTATGGTAAGGCAAATACAATAAGATTTCATTTTGAGTCATCAATACCTGAAGCACATAATCATTTAATGTTTGGACTAGAGGATGGCTTTATGAGGACATCTCAATGGAGTCAAAGGCCACACCTCTCCACTGTTGAATACTATAGAAAAGTTATTCTTGCAGAGGTAGAAGATTTTGCTTTTATTGAAGATACAACGCATGGAAGAATTCAAGATGATATTTCTCCATACGGTGTATTCTCTGAGGATGGATGGAATAAGCATAAGTTATGGATATATCATCCAGAAGGAAGCATAAAAAGATCATATCATTTAGATGGTCGTCAAGGAACAAGAAAGTACACTAGCGATGATTTGATTTGGGGGTATTCAGAATGAGAGTTGGAATAGTTGCAAGATGTGATGATACTGGCCTTGGTAATCAAACCAGGGAATTAGTTAATATGTTAAACCCTGATAAAATTATGTTAATTAACTCAAGATTTTTTAATCAAAATAAACAACATCCTGAGTGGTATGAAGGATATGATTATAAAACCACAATAAAGGGGTTCCCTACTACCTCTGAGATAGCAGATTTTATTAAAGGTGTAGACGTAGTAATTAGTTGTGAGACATTCTATAATCCAAGATTTATTGATATAGCAAGATCACGTGGAGTAAAGACTATCCTTCAATATAATTATGAATTTTTTGGAAATCTCGTGCATACGGAATGGTCACTTCCAGATGTGCTTGTTGCTCCTAGCCTATGGAATATGGATAAGATAGTTGAACTCTTTGGTGATAAGTGCAAGGTTGTTTATCTACCCCCACCTACAAACCATGAAAACTTTAATAATGCAAAAAAAAATAATATGTCAAAGGCTCATAATCGTATATTGCATATTGGTGGTAAGGCTGCAGTTAAAGATAGAAACGGCACCAATACTGTAATAGAAATGCTTAAGTATTCTAAAGGAGATTACGAAGTTGTAATTAAAACCCAAAGTGATTTGGGTATTAGGAATACCAATGAAAGATTAACTATTGAGACTAAGACAACAAAAGAACCAGAAGATTTATACTGTGGCTATGATGCAATGGTATTGCCTAGAAGGTATGCTGGACTATGTTTACCTATGAATGAGGCTCTTCTTAGTGGGCTACCTGTTTTTATGCCCCGCATTTCTCCAAACAATGCCATCCTTCCTGATAGATGGACGGTAGAGGCAAAGAAGATTGATGAGTTTAAGGCTAAGGCTATTATTGATGTATATGATATTGATCCAAAAACTCTTGCAAAAATAGTTGATGATTACATGGAAAAGAAAGATAGTTTAATTAAACAAGAGGCATTTGATCTTGGTTTTCTTAATTTTTCAACAGAGTCATTAAGAGATAAATACATAAACTTAATTAACTCGTAAAACAAAAAAGCCAGCCTATTTCTAGACTGGCGATTCTGTAAGTAAATATTACTTCTTTGGCGCTGCCTTCTTAGCAGGTGCCTTCTTCTTTACAGGTGCCTTAGCAGCCTTCAGAGCCGCATCTACAGCCTTAGCATCTGGCAAGATACCAAAAGCCTTGTCGTTAGGATTGATCGCTCTAATCGCCACTGGCGCTACTGCTGCTACAAGTGCAGTCCATAGATCCTTTGGATCTGTTACGCCTGCCATATATAGTGCAAGACCTGATGCAAGGACTGAACGTCCGTATGATGCAAGTACTGCCTTTAGTTGTTCTGTGTTCATTTTTCCTCCTAGGATAGAACCTTTATTAGTATAGCATATCCAGCCCATAGCCCTACAATTCCTGCGACTCCCGCAAAAACTGGCGGGGCTGGAACTGGCAATTTGAATGCAGCAAATACTACACCACATCCAAAACCTGTTAATGTTGATAGCAATATATCTCTCATTATTTTATTTCATCCTCTGGCAATAGTGTTTTTAATTCTTTGTATGCTTTTGAAATATTTTTCATAGATGGATAGTCTGGTCTTGACATAGACAATGCTTCTCCATATTCATCAAAGTATGATATGTCTGCATCAACATCATTAACAAATTTAGTTAAACCTTTTTGTACGTTTTCAATATATTCAAATGCCCATAGTCTAGAATCAGAAAGAAACTTAATAAAGTTTTCTTTATGTATTGAATCATCTGAATCTTCTTTTATTTTTGTAGACTTAGTTATATCAACATACTCTTGAAGCAAAGTCTTTTCAATAAAAAGTTTTGAAACATCTCTTTTAAGTTTAATAGATTGTCTTAAAACTACTAAATATGATAATGCAAAACAAAATGACAGAGTTGCAAAAACAATAATAAAAATATCTTTCATATCACCACTCCACATGTTTTAATTATATCCTAACACTACGGCTTTGTCAAACTATAAAAATCTTTAAAGTTAGTATTAGTAAACATCTCATATTGTTCAAGAGTTCTTACATCACCAGCACCAAAGATTCCAGATTCTTCGCCACAAAGAACTCTTTTTTGTTTCTTGTATGATATTTCTTCTAACTCTTTCCAAGATATTCCACGTAGGTTTCTATCTTTCCATATCTTGCTATAGCCTCCACGAGAATAAAAATGATAAACAATATTTTTTGAAGGAGAATATATATCCCATCCTCTTGTCCATGATCTCATAGCAAAACAAATCTCTTCACCAAAAAAACTAATTTCTGAATCATAAGGAACTTCAGTAACTATTGAACCATCTGAAAACATAAAGCCACCAAGAACTGTTTCAGAAAGTTCTGGATCTTCTTTTAGTTTGTTATTAAACTCAAATCTTTCTGCTGTCCACTGCTTTCTTTTATTTAATGATATCTTTTGTCTAGTTGGATATGGCTTTACTTTTGGGTTGTTTGTAATTAAATACATGCCGCCATCTCTTTCTGGCTCAAATGGGGCAGGAAAGTATGAAAGCATAACCCTACTATGTCCAGATATATTCTTAGCCCTATTCAACTGATCAATAGATATAGAGTCCCAACCAGGAACAAATCTAGTATGTGAATCAATTTGAAGAAAATACTCTTGTCCAGAGTATAACTCCATTGCTTTTGCTCTTGCATATCCTGCACCTCTTGCTTCTTTTGGATGCATTTTAGTTATAGATATGTTTTTAATCTCCTGAATATCAAACAGTTCTGAATCAACTCCCTGATGAACAACACCAAAATATAGATTGTCTGGATTATTTGCATTTGTAATAGCACTTTTAATTGTCCATTGAAGTTCTGGATCACGATAAGATGCAATAGATACAAAGATTCTCACTTTATTGCCTCTCTTGTTACTAGGACGATAGCCCCTTCCATTTCCAATGCTTTCTTTAAATTCAAAACATATTGAAGAGCCTGTATTTTATCGTCATGAACCATCTTTGCAAACTTAAGTTCATTTAACTTAATAGTTAAAAAGTGTTCATTATCAATTAACTCTATAGCAAAACCCTTTGGAGGTACTACAGAGTGAAAGGCTCTACGCATTTGATCAGTGTACAATTATTTCTCCATTGTCAATGCTTGCCAAGTATTAGCCCAGTCTTGTTTGGTTTTATGTTTATTAAACTCTCTAGATATATTCCCAAGTTCAAGAAATACTCCACCCCACACACCATATTCTTTACCAGAAACACCGTTAGCAAAGCAAACCTTTGATACTGGACACCTTTGGCACATTGAATCTACAATTGGGCGCACATCTACATTGTCTTCATACTTATCAAAAAATATATTAGTATCAAGACCAAGACACGCTGCTTGATCTTTCCATAAATGTTGCTTCATCTATACGACTTTTTTCTATGAAAGAATTTCTTATAATATCCTGGACTTAAATATCTATGAATTTCGTGTTCGTGAAATTTTAATAATTTAGTTAAATCAGGACGAAGTTCACTTTCCCAATCATCTCTTTTGTATGGAAATAGTTGTAAAAGTGGAGTTCCTTTTGGAATAATTCCTTCAAAACCTTCCTTTAACCAAAAAGAATATGATCCAGCAAATGGAGTTAGTTCATCTACAATACCTGAAGCACTAATAAAAGGAAGATCATATCTATTAAGTGGGTGAGTTATTAAAACACTATATCCTTTTGGAACCTTAATACCAAAATAAAATTTCCAAGCCCAATGATCACCAGCACAGCCTAGTGGTGTTGGTATATTATTATCAAAGTCGCCAACCTTAAGTCCAGGTGTTCTAAGAATAACTGGCTCTGGTCCAGTATTCCAATTAATGTTAGGTCCATCTGGACCTTGTGTAACCACTATGTCTTGATGTAATGAAAATGTATATCCAGATATAAAAGTATCAAAAAATGGAACACACGCCTTGTAAGAAACACCGATTAAAGCATTAACTGGATTATTAGTATATTCATTTATTTTATCAAAACGTTTTTTATTCTTATACCATTTTGGTAAATAATTTTTTGATGGAGATGGAATTTCTAAAAATTCTAAAAACTCATTTTTTTCATTTGAGGGAATAAAAGATATTTTTTTTGTCATTATTATTCTCCATACTTATTAGGAATATCCCAGCCATTACGATCAAGATTGAAAGTTTTTTGAATATACCATGCATTTTTTACACGAACTCCGCTTGGTGATGTTCTTGCAAGGTCTGATCGCTTGCGTTCAACAACATCCCAACCAATCCATGCAAGTTCCTTATTCTTTGAAACAATCTTTTCCATATGGGTTAATGAATTAATTATCATAATATTTCTTTCTATTAGTAACGGAATATTCCTACTTCTACATTTTTTGATTCTGCAAAAGTAGTTAGTTTGGATACTGGCTCTTTTGGTTTGCTAAGAAATGCAAAATAGTTTATACTGTCCATGTTGTCATGTACCCAACTTTCTGGAACTTTATAAAACTTTATTTTACGGCCTCTTGCTTTCATTCCTCTTTCTGAAAGGTTTGAAAATTCTGAAACAAAAGAATTGACCCTTGTTGGACCAACAGAATAAATTATAAAATCTTTTTCTTCTTCCTTCATTC